GCACTAGAGCCACAGGCGTTAGCGTATGAGCATACTCAAGGATCAGTTAGTGCTTCTTGGGTAATAACTCATAATTTAGGCTTTAAGCCTAACGTTACAGTTGTAGACTCTGCTGGTACAATTTATGAAGGTGAAATAACATACACTAATTTGAACTCACTTACGGTCTCGTTCTCTCAAGCCTTTTCAGGAAAAGCGTATTTATCTTAAGGAGATAATGTAGATGGCCCGTAAGTTTTTAACCCCAATTGATTTAAACAAATTAGAATTACAAAATGCAAGAATACAAAACTTAGCCACTGCTCCAGCAGATCCTACAGTTGGTCAAATTTATTATGACACAGTACTGGGATACTTACGCACTTGGAGCGGTTCTGCATGGCAAGCAGCAGGCACACAAGGAACTACTGGTGCTCAAGGAGCAACTGGTGCTGGTACTCAAGGAGTTCAAGGAACTGTTGGTGCTCAAGGAACAGTAGGTTCTCAAGGAGCAGTCGGTACTCAAGGCACCGAAGGTGCACAAGGAACTGTTGGTGCTCAAGGCACAGTAGGTGCTCAAGGAGCAGTTGGTACTCAAGGTACTGAGGGAACACAAGGAACTGTTGGTTCTCAAGGAACTCAGGGAACACTGGGTTCTCAAGGTACACAAGGAACTGTTGGTTCTCAGGGCACTCAAGGAACATTAGGAGCGCAAGGAACAGTAGGTTCTCAAGGCACTGATGGAACTCAAGGAACATTAGGTTCTCAAGGAACTGACGGTGCACAAGGTACTCAAGGAACTGTAGGTTCACAGGGTGTACAAGGTACTCTTGGAGCACAAGGTGCTGAAGGTTCATTTGGTGGTATTACAGTTGGATACACATTCAGTACTAGCACAACTATGTCAGACCCAGGCGATAATTTTGCTCGTTTTAATAATGCTACATTAGCCTCAGCAACCATTTTTGCATTGGATGATAATCCTTCTGATGGTAACTATGATGTTTCTAATTTCTTAACCACTATTGATGATTCAACATCTACAATCAAGGGTCACGTAAAAGTATCTAAGAAAAATGATATTTCTACTTTTGCTCTTTATACAATTTCTGGTGTTACAGATGAATCACCAAATTGGTTTAGTGTTAACGTTGCTTATGTTTCTGGTAACGGAACCTTTAGCAATAACGATGAACTTTTATTTACATTTGCTCGTACTGGTGATGCTGGTGCTACTGGTTCTCAAGGAACACAAGGAACACTGGGTGCACAAGGCACGGTAGGTGCACAAGGTACTCAAGGAACTCTAGGCTCCCAAGGCACAGTAGGTGCACAGGGAACACAGGGAACAGTTGGATCTCAAGGAACCCAAGGAACTGATGGAGCCCAAGGAGCAGTTGGTTCTCAAGGCACACAAGGAACTGAAGGTGCTCAAGGAGTTCAAGGAACTGTTGGTTCTCAAGGAACTCAAGGAACTCTAGGTACTCAAGGTACTGATGGAGCCCAAGGCACAGTAGGTGCACAGGGAACAGTCGGTGCTCAAGGTGCTGTAGGTACCCAAGGTACTCTTGGTTCTCAAGGTACTGATGGTACTCAAGGTACTCAAGGTACGTTAGGTTCTCAAGGAACTGTAGGTGCTCAAGGCACAGTAGGTGCTCAAGGCACAGTGGGTTCACAAGGAACTGTAGGTTCTCAAGGAACTGAAGGTGCTCAAGGTACTCAAGGCACAGTAGGTGCACAGGGAACTGTTGGTGCACAAGGTACATCTGGTCTTGATGGAGATAAGTACTCCACAACCTCTACAACATCATTTACATTAGGAACTTCTGGTTCTCAAACAATTACGGTTACAGATCTAGCAGTTGATTACTCTGTTGGTCAAGACATCACTGTTGCATATGATGTCTCTAACATTCAATACGGTACTGTAAGTTCTTACAACCCTGGAACTGGCGCCCTTGCATTTAATAAAACCAGCAAAGTTGGTACTGGAACATACGCTTCATGGACAGTAAATCTATCTGGTGCTGTCGGTGTTGCTGGTGCTCAAGGAACTACTGGCGCCCAAGGAACAGAGGGTGCTCAAGGTACCTCTGGTCAACTTGGAACTCACGCAGAGACTATTACTCCAGTATCTCCATATTCAGCAACAACTTTCACAATTACACACAATCTTGGAACACGAGATGTGTTAGTAACTGTACAAGATGCTACTTATAACGAGGTAGTTACTGATGTAATTGCATCAACTACATCTGCTGTAACTATCGGATTTGCAGTGGCTCCACAATCAGGTGAAACTTATCGGGTCGTAGTAAAGGCTTAATACGTGAGTAAAAGAGCCCTCGTACCTATCAACGTACTTGCCGTAGGAACTCAACCTACAGGTAGGTACGTTGGAGATATCTATTACAATACAGAAGCAAGAAATGTCTATGTATTTGATGGGGTTGAGTGGCTTGAAATTACAACAAACGTTTCTGCAGATATAGTTGAGGGTGGGGATGAAGTTGATGGTTCTGACACCGTAACAGGTGTAGCCGATGGAGGAGACGAAGCAGGTGGCAGTGATGTATACACAAGTTCCTATGATGGTGGAGGAGTAGTCTAATGTCAGTAACAATCAAACTTCGTAGAGGTACTGCATCGCAATGGACATCAAATAATCCAACACTTGCTGCTGGTGAAGTAGGAACAGAGACAGATACTGGTAAATTTAAAGTTGGTAACGGATCAACTGCTTGGAACTCTCTTGCATATGGTGGTCTTCAAGGTATTCAAGGTGTTCAAGGAGTACAAGGTGTACAGGGCACTCAAGGAGTACAAGGTGTACAAGGCGTACAAGGCGTACAAGGCGTACAGGGTGTACAAGGATTGCAAGGGACTGTTGGTGCACAAGGTGCTGATGGAACTCAGGGAACTCAGGGAACTCAAGGTACTTTAGGATCTCAAGGAACTCAAGGCACTCAGGGCACGCAGGGAACTGATGGAACTCAAGGTACTCAAGGAACTCAAGGAACTCAAGGCACTCAAGGAACTCAAGGCACTCAGGGCACTCAGGGCACGCAGGGAACTGATGGAACTCAAGGTACTTTAGGATCTCAAGGAACTCAGGGAACTCAAGGCACTCAAGGAACACTTGGAACTCAGGGTGCTACAGGAAACTTTGGTGGAGAAACTCATGAATATAATTTCTTAACTAATACAGAAAATACTGATCCAGGTAGTGGAAATTTAAAATTTAATAATGCAACTATCTCTAGTGCAACTGCGTTGTACATAGACAACCTTGATTTTGCTTCAAATGACATTTCACAACTACTACAAACAATTGATGACTCAACCTCTGGAATTAAAGGAACTATCAAGTTTACCGAAGTTGGAGACGCAAACAGTTTTGCATTCTTTCAAATTACTGGTGCTCATACGCACGAAAGTGGTGGAGCATACTTTAACGTCCCAGTTGCTCATGTAACAGGAACTCTGTCAGTCATTAATAATGACAATGTATACGTAACCTTTGCTCGTGTTGGTGACAAGGGTGATACAGGCGCTCAAGGAACTCAGGGCGTTCAAGGAGTACAGGGCGTTCAAGGAACAGTTGGATCTCAAGGAACCCAAGGAACCGATGGAACCCAAGGAACTGTAGGTACCCAAGGTACTCTTGGTTCACAAGGTACTGATGGAACTCAAGGAGCAACTGGTGCTGGTACTCAAGGAACACAAGGAACAATTGGATCACAGGGAACTGCAGGCACTTCGCCATCAGGCAGTGCTACTGTTGCTGATGTCTTAATGCTAGGTGGAATGTAACTAAAAAAGTTCTGTACTACCGTTATGTATTTGACTGTACTGCGCTGCTGCTTGTAAAAACTTTATAGGTTTATATATCTGCGGTTTTACCGTAAACGTATTAAACTTTATTTGGTTTTCTTCTTGTTTCATTCTAAAGTTAAAAATATACCAATCTATAGGGCAATTAATTCCTTTAGATTCAACATCCTTTATTGCTTTTTCTGCACCACGTCTGCTTACAGCATATCCTGCACACGACCACTGTTGATATGAAAGACATATATAGTCTTGATACACATCGTGTTCTAAAGGATTGTAAGCAAACAAAGAATCATCAGGAACAAAAAATGAAAAGAAGTCCCAGACAGGCATAAGTTCACTCATATAAATATTTGCAATATTTTTAAAATTTCTACTTATTACTATGTCATCTTCAAAAATAATTAATGTGTCGTATTTAGATTCTAAAAACTTTTTATACGCCAAGTAATTACTTGCCCAAACTCCTACAACTCCAGAACTTGGTGGGAAGGTCTCTCCTGGCTTACAGAAGTCGGTAACAGTGTTTACTTTAAATTCAGGTTTCTTACTTAAGAACTCTGTTGCTTTTTCGGTTGTATTTAAATACACGGTCTCAGAACCAAGACGAGGCAAGAATGACATAGATTTTAAAATGCCTTCGTAAGATTTGTTCCTTAATTCATTTCCAGTATCAGTATGAAAGACCTCAAAGCAGGCGTTATCTAGCACTTCTCAATCCATACCTGATAACCAGACTCAATCATTGTGTACTCGCCCTTACAGAGGTTAAGAACGCAATCCACGCCCCTCTTAGGCTCTCTGTACTCTCCTCCGCCATAATTCCAGAGGTAGTCATCAAATGCCATCACCCCACCTGATTCCAGGTGCCTAAAGCCATTCAAGCCATCTATAGCGGTCTGCAGAGCGGTGTGGTCGCCATCTATGTATATGAAGTTATATGAACTAGCGCCCTTTAAGAAGAACTCATCACTGGTCATCTTGTGCTTTAAGATTCTTCCATCCTTTGGGAATCTTGAATCGTAGTAAGCCTCTACTGAAACAAAATCCAAAGATTCATGGGCGACTTCTTCGCTACCCTCCCACGTATCCACATCATCTAGATATTCGATCTCTCGATTATTAAGGAGCCACTGCGTGGCGTCTCCTGTGTAGGTGCCGATCTGCAGTGCACGAAGTGGAACACTTGGCACATGTCTGAAGTACTTCTCTACATCTTTAAACCAATTAGGAAACATTAGTTGAACAACTTCATATTGTTAAGACATCCATTCACATACTCTTGAGACATCTCATAATTATCTAACAGATGTTCAAACAGAATCTTACTCTCATCTCTACGCCCAATCCACCAACCAGCAACAGCCTTCTCAAATAGTAAACAGTATGAGCCGTTGTATTCAACATACCCTGGCAGTGGCTGATTATAGGTAGTAGTAGCAAACAACAGACCTAGTTCAGCATAGGTATAGCACTCTTGGTACTCCTTATTTCGTTCTTTAATTCTACAGAGCAAAAAGTATGCCTCTGGTCTATTTGGTAGATAAGTAATAGCCTGCATGATGTTGTTGTATATGGTTCGATTTCTATCTCCTTGAGCACCCCAACACAACGCCATCTTTAACAGAGAGGTGTAGGTAATTAGAGGGTGTGTTTTATACCCATACTCAGCAGCCCTTAAATAAAATCCAGCAGCCGATGCGTATTGCAGTTGTTCTTCGTAGGCGATAGCAAGATTAAAATTATTCTCAACATCAACTGGATTCTCAGCCAGTTTTAAAGTCAACTCTTTAACGTCCATAAGACATAGCCTCCGTAATCATTCCGTTGACAACCTTCTTAGGGACCTCAAGAACAAAGGCGCAATTATCTTGTACACCGAAAGTTAAAACCAAATTCTTCTTTATGATTGCAGCACCTACACAGAATTCAATAGGCGTATCTAAAAATGAAAAGGAAGAGGTAATACCAACAAAGTTAAATTCTTTGTCCCATACAATCATTCGATGTCTGTAAATAGAGTCCTTTTGATTTAAATAATTTTTCCATAATTTTACTTCATGAGTAAAAGCAATATAGTAATCGCCCCAAGCAATTACATTTGTACCACCACGTTGATCAGGAGAAATTGGTGGAGTTTCTTTTACTAGTACCTGCTTACATTCAGACTTATCAGGATTAGCCCAAACAATTTCGGTAGGCATAGCCCACTTAACAAAATGATAAGGTTTGTCAAGAATCGGCATCCAATTCTTTTCACAGTAGGACGTAACATCTACAGGAGGCGGGATACGAACTCGTTGAACTTCTTTGGCTGTCCAATTCTTTTTATCTAATTCAATTTTAGAGTACTCCATGCGACCTTGCCCATTGGGCGTGGTATCACGCCGTACCCCGATCAGGTAGTAGTTACCATCCCACTGAGTAATGCGGACATCCTCTTCACCAACAAACTCCCAGATAGGAGGTACATTAAATTTAGAGTAATCAACTTCAGTAAAATTTATCAAATTATAATTTTTATCAAGACGACCTAGATAGTTGGTCGTAACTAGCCGTTGATCTTTTTCAGGATGTAGATAGGAGAGTGGTCCCCAAGGACTAAAAAATCTTTGATCTTTTTCGGAGTGATAGAGGGTGTAATTTACATGCCTAATATTTACGAGAATATCCCCATCATCATCAACAAAAATTGATGGGTTCATTAAGCCCATACCAGAGGTAGTTGAGTGGGGTAGAATTAGGGGCGCTAATTTGCCCCCTTGAGATACTGATGTATGCACCAAATTCATGGGAACACTTTAGCCCACATAACCAGCATGTACCAATTAACCTTTACCTGTTTACCAGTACAAATAAGTGTTACTTAGGTACCTTATAAGTACCTTATTTAAGGAGTCACATGGCAACAGCATATAAAATTTTAGGTCAAGTAGACACAGCAACACTTGGTGCTACTACCGAAGGAACCCTATATACATCAACAGGTGTTGAGACAATTGTTTCCTCATTAGTAATTGCAAACCAAGCAGGATCCTCTGCAACTTATCGCATTGCTGTTCAGCCTTCTGCAGACGCTAGTTCAAGCGCAACTGCAAAGCATTGGATTGTCTATGGCGCAACAGTTGCAGCCTCAGACTCAGTTATCCTAACTGTAGGATTAACTCTTGCTGCTGGTGATCGTATTCGTGTCTATGGATCAACTGCAACTATGTCATTCTCAGCATACGGAAGTCAGATCTCCTAATGGCAATACGTAAGGCCAGCGACTCTAATTTAACTGGTAAGAAGTACAACGACGCATCCGCTGCTGCTACAAAAATAGCAGATATTCCAGACAAACCTGTATCAATAACTATGTCAAGCGAAAGTGGAACTATTCCAACTGCTACTGTTGTGGCTGCTGCTACTGGTGGCACAACAACTACCGTCAAAATTACAGCAAGTCCAGGTGGTGCAAACGTAACTGGAACAAGCCCTGTAAATTTAACAAGTTTAGTAAATAATGGAATTGATGAACTAAGTACATATACGTTTACTGCAACTCCAAAAAACGTAGATGGGTTAGAGGGTCCAGCATCAAATGCTTCGGCTTCTTACACTGTTCCTCAACCAATATACGAATTGCTTAATACTTACAACTCATCAACTACCTTTACAGTTCCTACTGGTAAAGTTAAACTTGCTGTTGTAGTTGTAAACGGAGGAACTGCAGGTAACGCTGGTAGCGGTAGCGGTGGCGGTAAAGGCGGTGCTGGCGGTGCTATATACGGATTTAAAGATCAATCAGTTACTGCTGGGGATTCTTTCTCAGTAACTATTGGTGGTGCTGGTGGTGCTACTTCTTTTGGAAGCCTTTTAACTAGCGGTAATGGCACTGGTAATGCTTCAACTAAAATTGCTGGTAATGCAGCAGGAACTGGTGGTAATGGCGGGGTTGGTAGAACTCCAGGATGGGCTAGTGGATTTAATGGCGTTCCAGGTCAGGCTGGCAATGCTGGTGGCACCGTGGTCTTTACTGGAATAAATCAAATTGGAACTATTCAATTTGGCGGTGGCGGTGGCGGTGGCGGAGATTACGCAACACAAAATTTTACACTTGGTAATAGCGGTGGCGGCGGCGGTGCTGGCGGTGCAGGCGGCGGTGGCAATGGCGGTGGCGGTGGCGGTACAAATACTTGTTATTATAACTGCTCAACTCGAAATGGAGGTGGTTCTGGCCAAGCAGGTACTTCGGGTGGCGGCGGTGGCGGTGGCGGTGGTCATACTGTTGGCGGTGGCGGTGCTGGTGCTGGCGGCAGTGGCAGAGTTCTTGTGTACGGAAAATAAAAAAAGGAGAAATTTATGGAAGAACAAAGTTACGCTATAATTCTAAACGGAATTGTTGTTCAAACCGTAGTTTTACTAGACCCAACTTC